CTGACAGCAACGATTACCCCAACGTCGGCAAGTTCGACGATTTTGGTGTTCGCGACCCTTCACGGCTCTAACGGAACCGCCAACCGTGGCCTGAGTTCATTTTTGATCCAACGTGACTCAACACCGGTACTTGTCGGTGCAACGGCAGGTTCCCGAACAAGCGTTTCTGGATTCAACTATACCCAGAGTACGCAAGGCAACGAGTCGATGTTGGGTGCCAGCATTGTCGGCATGGACTCACCGGCCACCACATCGGCGATCACCTACAAGATCACGGCCCATTTGCCCAGCGGCGGCGGCGCCGCCACTGTGCAAGTGAACCGAACGGTGAACGACTCGAACCAAGCCTATGTCGTACGCCCCATCTCCACGATCACACTCATGGAAGTATCAGCATGACTGACTACACCGCTGTTCTGACCGCCAACTATCCCGATGCCGAATGGACGTTGAACGGCGACACTTACGACGGTTTGACATGGCTCAGCGACACGCCGAAGCCCACTCAGGCTGAGTTGGATGCCGCATGGCCTGCCGTCCAGCAAGCCCGTCAGGACGCTGTGGCCGCCAAGCAGGCCGCCCGTCAGTCCGCTATTGACAAGTTGGCCGCATTGGGACTGACCGTTGACGAAATCAGTGCCGCTTTCGGATTGGAGAATAACTGATGGCTACCAGTTTCCCATCAGGATTGGATTCGTTTACGAATCCAACCGCAGTAGACACTCTTGATAGTCCGCCGCATGACACCCAACATGCTGACGCTAATGATGCTATTGAGGCTCTTCAGGCGAAGGTTGGTGTTGATTCGTCTGCGGTTGCAACTTCGCATGATTATAAGATTGATGCGTTGGAGACTGATGTTACGAACATCAACGAACTTCAGTTTAGTTATCAAACAGCAAGTTATACTTTAGTTCTTTCTGATGCTGGCAAAGCGGTACAAATGACGGTCGCTTCTGCGAACAACTTGACTGTTCCACCTAATTCGTCAGTCGCCTTTCCTGTTGGTACTCAGATACTTGTGATTCAGCAGGGTAGTGGTCAGACAACTATTGTTGCTGGTGCTGGAGTAACTTTGTATTCCAAAGACAGCAATCTCAAATTGTCGGCTCAGTGGTGTGCGGCGACGCTCATCAAAGCCAATACTGACGTTTGGGTCGTTGTTGGTGATTTGAGCGCCTGATATGCGTTTGTCTACGATTGCTGGTATCACCAGCGCAGGACTTAGTGTGCCTGAAACGGTGTCGTTTTTGGTGATTGCTGGTGGCGGTGGCGGCGGTTATGACCGTGGCGGCGGTGGCGGCGGCGGTGGCTACCGCAACAGTTATGCGTCAGAGACTTCTGGCGCAAACAGTTCTACGGAAAGCACGAAGGCCATTTCCGCTGGTGTTGCTTACACTGTGACTGTTGGGAGCGGTGGTGCAAGAGCAACTACGTCTGCGAACGCTTCTAATGGCGGGGCATCTACGTTCTCTACAATCACTTCGACTGGCGGCGGAGGCGGAGGCGGGCCGAACTCTTACCCGATTACTGCTGCGAAGCCGGGTAATAGCGGTGGTTCTGGTGGTGGCGGCAATGCATACTACTGGGAAAATGGCGGCTCAGGCACAGCGAATCAAGGCAAGAATGGTGGACAAGGACAGGACACCGACTTCAGTATTTATGCGTCTGGAGGTGGCGGTGGTGGCGGTGCCAGCCAGAACGGTTACAACTCTACATCGGATCTTACGACGGGTGGCCGAGGTGGTAACGGCCTTCAGTCTAGCATTACCGGCACGGGTGTTTATCGTGCTGGTGGCGGCGGTGGCGGTGTACGCGAAAAGTCTGTTGCTGGGATCGGTGTTCATGGCGGCGGCAACGGTGGGCAGTGGAACAATGTTGGAAACCCCGGCACCGCCAATACTGGCGGCGGCGGAGGAGGCGGCGGCTGGGGCGGAACTCCTCAGCGTGGCGGCAATGGCGGCTCTGGTTTAGTTGTTCTTCGCTTTTCAGGAACCAGCCCTACTGTTTCTGCTGGATTGACTTACTCTGAAAACACAATCGGAACCGACACTGTTTTGACGTTTACTGGTGGCACGGGAACGGTGACTTGGTAATGGCGCATTACGCATTTCTAGACGACAACAATGTTGTGACGGAAGTTATTGTTGGCCGTGATGAAGATGAGGTCGTTGACGGCATCACAGATTGGGAAGCGTATTACGGCGAGTTGCGTTCCCAGCGTTGTGTCCGCACCTCGTACAACACGCATGGCGGAGTTCATGAGGTCGGCGGCACGCCGTTCCGCAAGAATTATGCTGGTATTGATTTCACTTACGATGAAAGTCGTGACGCTTTTATTCCGCCCCAACCGTTTCCGTCATGGGTGTTGAATGAGGACACTTGCTTTTGGGACGCGCCTGTTCCCTATCCCGATGACGGCCTCATGTACGATTGGGATGAAGATTCGCAATCTTGGCAGGGAGTAAATGATGGCCTCTAATTTTCCTTCTTCGCTGGATACGTTCACGAATCCGTCGTCTACGGATGCGATGGATTCTGTGTCGGTGCCTCATGCTACGCAACATTCGGATTTGAATGATGCTGTGGAGGCGTTGCAGACGAAAGTTGGTGCGGATTCATCTGGGGTTGCGTCTAGCCATGATTACAAGATCGCCCAGTTGGAGGCATTGGGTGAGTACACCGATTACAGCGGAAGCATCACCTTTATCAACTGGACGCTTGGCAACGGAACCGTGAACGCCCGCTACACCCAGATCAACAAGTTTGTGCACTATTGGGGAACGATCACTATTGGTTCGACAACATCGGTTGGAACGTATGCGGCCATCAGTTTGCCTGTAAATGCCAATGCGACAGCACCTGCCAACTCTTTTCGAGGAACGACGTATTACGATCAACCCGGCGTCCAGAACTCGGTTGGTGGTATTGGTTTGAGTTCCGCAGCGGTGGCTTATTTCCAAGCGTGGGTGGCTAGTGGTTCGTATTCATCCGTTGTCGGTTTAGGAAGCGCGGTGCCGTTCACTTGGGCGACGGGCGACTCTATTTTTTGGTCATTTATGTATGAGGCGGCATGATGAGCACGTTTGTTTTCAACCCGTTGTGGCCTGACGCAACTGACGCTCAGAAGTTGGAGCAGGTCCGTTTGTGGCGTAACAGCGAACTGGCCCGTACCGATTGGACGCAGGTTGCTGACGCACCCGTCAACGCTGAGGCGTGGGCCACCTACCGGCAGGCGTTGCGTGACCTGCCAGCAACCATCGACATCGCTAACCCAATCCTTCCTGATCCGCCGGGAGCCTAACAATGGCACGGCTGTACGAGTCGTCCACCGACTACGAAGAAAACGTAACCTACGCAGGCGACACCCTCGCCTCCGACCGGTACGACTCTGACAACGAGTACGACCGCATCAACGTCACCTACGAGGGATCTGTCTCTGACACCCTGAACGGTTACGCATCTACTAGCCGCACTTACAATGAGGTGACTGGTTATAACGGTGCGAATGTTGTGTCTGCCACCGCATCTGGTTCAGGTACCAGCACCAGTTCCACCACCAGTCTGAAGGTGCGGTTCCGTACCGCAGAAGGTTCTGGCGCAGGAACTTCCATTAGTATTGGTGTTGTTACTGTTCCCCGTACTGCCACCGGCAGTGGCGGTGCCACAGCCGGTGACAGTGCTAATGGTTTGCGTACCGCTATCGATGCGGCCACAGGATCGGGGCTGGGTGCTGGGTCTGCGGTCGGGTTGCGTACCGCTGTTGAAACGGCAAGCGGGTCAGGTGTTGGGGCGCACAGCATTGTGTCTGCCAAGGCCGCCTTGCGCCAATCAACTAGCGCAGGTGTGGGCGCCTCGTCTGTGGATGCCTTTACGACGACATTCAAGACTGCTACCAGTTCTGGGAACGGGACGTATTCTTTGGCGCAGTGGAAGAACGCTGGCGAATCTTTGGATTTGCTGGTTGTCCTGCCCCCGAAGTGGTCTAAGCGGAAGCCGTATACTGTACCGCAATAACTTTCTATGGAACTAAACGAACTGTTGTTGGAACGTGAATGGCGTTCCTGCAAAGGTGGCGACACCCCCGACGAACAAGTCCAAGGGTTCTTCTATTTTTGTGAGAACTACTGGTTTATCCGACACCCTGAACGGGGTCGGATATTGTTTGAGTTGCGTGAAGCCCAACAGCAAACCATTGAAGCGTGGCACAACAACCGTTACAACATTGTGCTGAAGGCCCGTCAGATCGGGTTCTCTACCTTGGCGGCGGCATATGCTTTCTGGCTGGTGTTCTTCTGGCCCGACCGTTTCATTGTCATGCTGAGTCGGACGGAGCGTGAGGCCGCCAAACTATTGCAAAAATCCAAGTATGGATATCGTTGGCTACCGCAATGGATGAAAGAACGTGGCCCATCGCAGATCACGGATCACCAGTTGAAGATGGTGTTCGACAACGAATCCGCTGTCGAATCATTACCGTCCAGTAATGATCCCGCCCGTGGCGAATCGGTGTATCTAGTGATCGTGGACGAGATGGCGTTCCTGCCGAACTCGGAGGAGGCGTGGGCTTCCATTGAGCCGATTGCTGATGTCGGTGGACGCATCATCACGTTGTCTACGGCTAACGGTTCTGGCAACTTTTTTCATCAGATGTGGGTTGGTTCCCAGACTGGCACTAACTTATTCAGCGGATTATTTTTCCCGTGGTCTGCTGGTGACCGTGATGAAGCATGGTATGAGGTCAAGCAACGGACTACTCCGTTGTGGCAGTTGCATCAGGAGTATCCTCGTTCGCCGGAGGAAGCGTTTATCAAGTCGGGTAACCCTGTCTTTGATATTGATGCGTTGAATGACATGCCGGTGCAAGCACCGGATGTCGGAGATCTGAAGTATAGTGATACGGAGTACGCAGAGTTTATTCCGTCCCCGACCGGTGAGGGGCCGTTCAGTATGTGGGAAGAACCCACAGATGACGGGGTGTATGTGATTGGTGCTGACGTTGCCGAAGGGTTGTCGCATGGCGACTACAGTTCCGCTCATGTTGTTGATGCAGAGACAGGTGTTGTAGTCGCCCACTATCATGGTCATATCGCACCGGACTTGTTTGGTGTGATGTTGGCAGAGTTGGGGTGGATGTATAACTCTGCGTTGATTGGTGTCGAATCAAACAACCACGGTCTGACCACCCTAAAGTCCCTTCAGGGTTATGGGTATAAGAATATTTATCGGCAACGTAAGTTGGGTGTGGTGCGGCCTACGCCGACGGATACGTTGGGGTGGCGCACCACCAGTAGTACAAAGCCGTTGATGATTGACGAGTTGTCTGCGGCGTTGCGTGATGAACAGATTGTTGTGTTGTGCCAGTTGACTATTGGGGAGTTGCGGACGTATGTTCGTAAGGAGAACGGTAGGATGTCTGGGTCTCCGCATGATGACCGTGTGATCTCGTTGGCTTTGGCAAATCAGATGTTGAAGTATGTGTATTTGCCTGAGTATATGCCAGATCGCACTCCGCCCAAAAACAGTTTGATGTG